CGCCAAGAGGGAAGCGCCGGTTGATGAACTTGGCCCGGCCACGGCCAAGTGGGACTACTTCGATGCCACCGGCAAACTGATTGCGGTCGTTTACCGCTACGACCCGCCCGGGCGCAAGAAGGAGTTCCGGCCGTGGGATGCCAAGCGGCGCAAGATGGCTCCGCCCGATCCTCGCCCCCTGTACAACCAGCCGGGGTTGGCTGCTGCTGGCCACGTTGTGTTGGTCGAGGGCGAGAAGTGCGCGCAGGCACTGATCGCTATCGGCGTGGTGGCAACCACGGCCATGCATGGCGCGAATGCGCCCGTCGACAAGACCGACTGGTCGCCGCTGGCGGGCAAATCCGTGCTGATCTGGCCTGACCGGGACGCGCCAGGCTGGGATTACGCTGACCGTGCATCGCAAGCAATCCTGAACGCGGGCGCAACCACGGTCGCCATCCTGGTGCCACCCGATGACAAACCGGATGGATGGGATGCAGCCGACGCCATCCCGGAAGGCTTCGATGTGGGCGGCTTCCTCGCCGTCGGCGAGCGGATGCCGGTGATGCGATCGGTCGAGGAGACGCCACCACCGGATCTGCTGACCGGTGTCGACTGGACTACGGAGGACGGCTTGTCCTCGGCCTTCACACGCCGCTATGGCGAGGACTGGCGCTACTGCGCGCTGTGGGGCAAATGGCTGGTCTGGACGGGCGTGCGCTGGAATCCGGATCAGGTGCTCTACGTGTCTCACCTGGCACGCGGGATCTGCCGGATGGCTTCACTCAAGGCGGACAGTCCTCGGCTCAAAGGCAAGCTAGCCAGCTCCGCCACGATCTCGTCCGTCGAGAAAATCGCACGCTCCGATCCCAAGCACGCCTCCACCGCCGAGGAGTGGGATGCCGACGTCTGGGCGCTCAACACACCTGGCGGCGTGGTTGATCTGCGCACGGGCCGGATGCGACCGCACCGGCGCGATGATCGGATGACCAAAGTGAGCACGGCCACACCGCAGGGCGACAGTCCGACGTGGCGCGCGTTCCTGGCCGACGTCACTGGCGGCGACGCCGAGTTGATGGCCTACCTGCAACTGATGGTCGGCTACTGCCTGACGGGCGTGACTAGCGAGCACGCGCTGTTCTTTCTGTACGGGACGGGCGCGAACGGCAAGTCGGTGTTCGTCAACGTCCTGACCACCATCTTGGGCGACTACGCGGCCAACGCGCCGATGGACACGTTCATGGAGGCGCGCACTGACCGGCATCCGACCGATCTGGCGGGTCTGCGCGGCGCACGCTTTGTGTCATCCATCGAAACCGAACAGGGTCGGCGCTGGAACGAATCCAAGGTCAAGGCCATCACCGGTGGCGACAAGGTGTCCGCGCGTTTCATGCGCCAGGACTTCTTCGAGTACGTGCCGCAGTTCAAGTTGGTGATCGCAGGCAACCACAAGCCATCGATCCGCAACGTGGACGAGGCGATGAAGCGCCGACTGCACCTGATCCCGTTCACGGTGACGATCCCGCCCGAACGGCGTGACGGCAGGCTGACCGAGAAGTTGCTCAAGGAGCGGGACGGCATTCTGGCGTGGGCAGTCGAGGGCTGCAGCCTTTGGCAACGCCAAGGCCTGAAGCCGCCCGCCAGTGTGGTGTCGGCGACCGAGGAGTATTTCGAGGCCGAGGACGCGCTCGGGCAGTGGATCGAAGAGCGCTGCCTGCTGGCCAAGACCCACCGCGAAGGCGTTTCCGAACTGTTCGCCGACTGGCGCGAATGGGCTGAGCGCGCGGGTGAGTACGTGGGCTCGGTCAAGCGCTTCTCCGAACTGATGGCGGCCCGCAAATTCGAAAAGTGTCGGCTGACCGGGGGCGCACGTGGCATCACGGGCATCGCCCTCAGGCCCAAGCCGTACAGCCACGGCTACCCCTGCCGAGATGACTGAGCAATCCGGGCGAGTGACGGATTTGACGGGTTTCCTGATTGACGCGCTACGCGTGCGCGCACGTAAAGGCTGTTCTCCAGAGAACCCGTCGCATCCGTCACTCGCCCCCGAACTGGAGCACGACGATGAACACGACGATCTTGGCCCTTGATCTGGGCACACACACCGGGTGGGCTTTGCTCCACCTGGACGGAACTATCACCAGCGGCACGGAGCACTTCAAGCCGCAGCGATTTGAGGGGGGCGGCATGCGTTTCCTCCGTTTCAAGCGCTGGCTCAACGAACTGCTCTCGGCCAGCAACCACATCAACGCGGTGTTCTTCGAAGAAGTTCGACGGCACGCTGGTGTTGATGCGGCGCACGCCTACGGCGGGTTCATGGGACACCTGACCGCGTGGTGTGAGCATCACAACATCCCGTACCAAGGTGTTCCGGTCGGCACGATCAAAAAGCAGGCGACCGGCAAGGGCAATGCGGGCAAGGACGAGATGATCGCGGCGATCCGCGCGCGTGGCCACACGCCCGGCGACGACAACGAGGCCGACGCGCTGGCGCTGCTGCATTGGGCCATCGCACAGCACGATCTGGAACAGGAGGCGTGAGATGAAGATTCCGACACCCACCTATCGCTGCCCCTTGGGCCGCCTCCAGCCCGCGACCACCGACCTCGAAGCGATGAAGCAACGTGGCTGGCGCGACCAGCACATCCTCGTCGTCAACGCCGCCGACGAACGCTTGGACTTCATCGAGCGCGAGTTCGTCCGGCGCATCGGCGAACGTCTCTACGGACAGGGAGGCGCACACCATGGCTGACCGTCGCGCTGCTTGGACAATCGAAGACGTGGCCGCGCGTTTCGAGGAGGCGGCCAGCACCGGACGACGCCTGCCGCCCGTGCGTGTGCAGGGCTACTTCAACACCTGGCCGATCATCGTGCGCAAGGAGTGGGAAGCCTTCGCGGCCGACGAGACGGTCTATCGACCGTTTCCTCCGACGCCGGACGCCATCGAGCGGATGCTGGAGACGATGAAGTGGGTGCAGTGGCTGGAGGTCGAGCAGCGCCACCTCGTGTGGATGCGCGCCAAGCGCTACGGCTGGCGCGACATCACCATCCGCTTCGCCTGCGACCGCACGACGGCATGGCGGCGCTGGCAGCGAGCCTTGCAGACGGTCACCGACCAACTCAATGGCGTCGTCACGGCGTAGTGATTTGGCGTGATTTGGCGCGCGGGGTCGGCAATGCGTGTGCATCAGCGGCAGTGAGCGGTTTTTGACCCTGCAACAGATTCGCCGATCCGGGGGTAGTATTTCAGCTATCTTCTGGACAGCGGTGACGGCGCGGCGAGCGGCCCGAGGCAAAAGGGGTCCTTCCTTCCCGAATCGCAATGCGGGGGGCGCGAGCGCGACGCTTTTTTAGCGTCAGGTCGCGGGCAAGGTTACCAGTCGGCCAGGTTACCGGCCCAGGTTACCACCACCAGGCGCAGTTACCACCCCTCCAGAATCTACTTTCACCCAACCCGCCCGGCAGCAACGCTCGGCGGGTTTTCTTTTGGGACTTCCATCTTGAACACGCTCAACGTCGAGTACCGCAAGGTCGAGGCGCTGATTCCCTACGCCCGCAATCCGCGCACGCACGCCGAAAGCCAGATCGCCAAGATCGCGGCCAGCATCGTCGAGTACGGCTGGACGAACCCGATCCTGGTCGATGGCGACAACGGCATCATCGCCGGACACGGGCGTCTGGCCGCTGCGCGCAAGCTCGGGCTGGAGCAGGTGCCAGTGATCGAACTGGCCCATCTGACCGTCGCACAGAAACGGGCACTGGTGATTGCCGACAACCGGCTGGCACTGGATGCAGGCTGGAACGAAGAGATGCTGGCGCTGGAGCTGGCCGAGCTCTCCGACGCAGGATACGACCTTGCCCTGACCGGCTTCGAGGATGCCGAGATCGAGGCACTGCTCATCGGTGCGGTGGCCGTCGCGGATGATGAACCCGAGTCCGAAGCCGACGAACCTGACGCTGCTGACGAGGTGCCGGATGCTCCTGTCGTGGCGGTGTCGCGTACCGGCGATGTCTGGGCCATCGGCCCGCACCGCCTGATCTGTGGCGACGCCACTGACCGGGACGTAGTCGCTGCGCTGATGCAAGGTGACGTCGCTCGCCTGTGCTTCACTTCGCCACCTTACGGCAACCAGCGCGACTACACCTCGGGCGGCATCTCCGACTGGGATGGCCTAATGCGCGGCGTGTTCGCGCACCTGCCGATGGCTGGCGACGGTCAGGTGCTGGTCAACCTTGGCCTCATCCACCGCGATA